ATGAAGATGAAAGCTATTGTAGTCGCCCTGCCGATCGCGATAATCCCTATGACCGTTCTGGCGGCAAATACCGAGGAAGGGTATTACGGTTCGGCAAAATACCTGCAGATCGAGCAGCGAGCGAAAGAGATGGATACCAGCGCTCGCCCGGGTGTCGGGCAGTTCGTCGGCGGTAAAGAGAAAGAGCACTTTGGCGGCGCGGCGATTGCCGCAGGTTATCAGTTCGGTAACGGCTGGCGTACCGAAGGTGAATATACCTTTAAGCAGAAGACGGAATACACCAGCGGCTCCAGCACATTCGCTAATAGCTATAACCACCTGCAGACCGAAACCGAGCGTCTGATGCTCAACGTATATCGCGATTATGAGCTGGGTTACGGTGTTTCCGTGTACGGTACCGCAGGGGTGGGTGTGAGTAAGATCAAAGCGGGCGGCTGGCAGGGTAATGCAGGTCGTGAATATGCGTCTACCACCCAAAGCAATTTGACCTACGCGTTAGGTGCAGGAGTCAGCTATATGCCGGTTGAACGTCTGTATGTTGATTTGGGCTACCGTTATATCGATATGGGTAAGATCGAAAGCGGATATAACAACTTTACCAACGCGCGTGGCTTAAAAGACGAACAAATGAAAGCACACATCGTCTCTAATGAATTTACCCTTGGCATGCGTTATGTCTTTTAACTTGTTGTAAGCGTCACTGCCTTAAAAACAGGGCCAACGCCGCAGGAATGCGGGGGTTGGCTTTTTTTATTGCGAACATGCGGTTTTGATTACCCGCACGCCATCAGCTCACCTCGCTGTAAATCCCCACCACGCGACCCACCGTTTTGATCTCGTCGATACCGCATTCAAAGGGAACCTTGCCCCCCGCCACGTGGAGCTTTTTACCCGGCAGCAGCGTTAAGTCGCGGATGCTGGTGGTACCTTCAATCTCAACCAGCCACAGACCGTCGGTTAACGACGCCTCTTTCTCGATAAAGTGCAGCTTGCCCTCCGCCCGGACGGCGATGCCACGCGCCAGCGGTTTGCTAAAGACAGCAGAATCGATACTCAAAATAGTATTTTCTTCCAGTCTTCCATCACTAAGGGTGAACGCGGAAACCGAAACGGGATCACCCGGCGCGGGGTTACCTTCAAACTGCGCACCTTGTCCGGTCATTAGCCAGCGAAGGCTGGCGCCGGTGTCCAGCGCGCACTGAACCGCAAAGTCATAAGAGATGGTACCGCGCGCATAGCGGTTCTGAAGCGAGCTGGCGGCGATATTAAAGTGACGGGCCAGCTGGATTTTCTGCGTGAAACCATATACCTGACAGATTCTATCGAGTAACTCTTCATTATTCACTTGAGAATCCAATATCAAAATATATTCCTTTGGGTGTTTACTAATACTCATTTGGGTATTAGTATCATTACAAATTCGGGCAATCAGCGGCAGGCGTTGGCAAACAGAGGCTAATGATTGCAGACAGTATCAAAATGGGAATCATGCAGCATGGCTTCTGAAATCGCAATCCTCAAACGGCGGAAAAAGCCGTGCTGTGCCCGTTATCAGCGCATTAGCGTGCGTGAATTTACGCGAGGGGTGATATGGCGATAGAAGCTGCCCGTGCGAGGGTTCCACTTAGCGTGGGGGCTCGTCTTAGCGGGCTTAACCACGTCGCTGAACTGCGCGCCCGATACGGGAGCGATAGCGGAAAAGAGCTGGCGCGGTTTATGGCCGAGCTGCGCGATAAGCGCGATCCCTGTTTTGAGGAGAACTGCAGGGCGCTGGCCGCCATCTTTTTCCTGGCGAGATTGCCCGTCGCCCGCCACGAGTGCGATATCAGCGAGCTGACGACTGAGGAGAAACGGGCGCTGATTACCGCCATGAACCATTTTCGTGCTGTTGTGAGTTTATTTCCTGAACGGCTGACCATGCCGATGTAACCCAACCCAAAAACGAATGGCGTAAACCCGCGGGGCATTCTATTGCCTGAAATTAAGGAGAACGCGTGATGCGAAACAGTGAAAACCGCTCTTATCCACTCGGAAGTGAAGAACTGAAACGCCTGCTGAAGGAGGCAAAAACAGAGGAGCGATGCGCGCGAGCCCGCGCGGTCTCCCTGCGCCTGGAGGCGCTGGCAAGCCATATCTTTAAAACCGGCATGAGCGGAGAAGACGTTGCCGAACTGCTGTGCCTCGAAGCGGCCCGCTACGAGCGCGAATCACAGGAGCTGCACTGATGGCCGATTTTATCGATCTTGCGCAGGCGCGCGAGCAGGAAGACAGAGAGCGGCACATTAATCACGCCCGCAGACGGCCCGCATCACCTTCGCGTTTCCTCTGCGAGGACTGCGAGGCCCCGATACCCGAAGCGCGCCGCATGGCGGTGCCCGGCGTGGCGCTGTGCGTCACCTGCCAGGAGATCGCGGAGATGAAAAATAAACACGTCCGGGGAGGATGAGTTGGCTACGTCATTTGAGTATCCATGGAACGCTCCGCGGTCGGCCGTTGTCAGCCCCTACCTTACCCATGCCCAACTGCAGCGCCGCGATCGCCTTTTCGCGGCGCTGCAGCAGGCAAGAATTGCCCTCTCACAGCAGCCTGACTGCGTGCGCGTTGACGTCTGGCGCACGGTCGACGCTCTCGAACAGCGTCGGGGCAGCCCGCAGGCCAATGCCTTTTTGATCCGCTTCTGCAACAGGATACTGCCCCGCCTGCGGCAGGTTTCTGAACGCTATGCCTGCGCGGGCCTGCACGACGCGGTCTCCCGGGCCGTATTTGAAGGCCATTTCGACACCCGACTTCTGCAATACCTTGCCTCGCGGATGGTCGAGCTGGTTGCCCGCTATAACCGACTTCCCGATATGTCCCGCGCGGATATCGACCTGCTGGCAGCCGATATCGCCAGCTTTATTCGCGGCGAGCTGGCGAATATTAACGATGCTGACATGGGTGAATACCAGACGCTGTACGTCTGGTATCAGCGCGCCGGACTGATCGCACGGCAGTTTAACGTATCGCCCCCGCACTGGGAGCGGGTGTCGACGACGTTTTTCAACAAAGATGATGTTGCCGCGGCGGTGATCCGCCTGTTTTCCGAGGCGTGGTGGCGCGGGCGATTGCGTCGGATCGCGGCCGCCTGGCGCGAGCATGTGCAGATTGCCCTCGGCAACGTCAGCAAAAAGAGAACGGCGTATGCGAGCAAGCGCTGCGTGACGGAATGGCGCGAGCAGAAGCGCCGCACCCGCGAATTTCTCAAGGGCATGGAGCTGGAAGATGAAGAGGGCAATCGCATCAGCCTGATTGATAAATACGACAGCTCGGTAGCCAATCCGGCGATACGTCGCTGTGAACTGATGACCCGCATTCGCGGCTTCGAAAACATCTGCCAGGCGCTGGGCTATGTGGGCGAGTTCTATACGTTAACCGCGCCTGCGCGGTATCACGCGACCGTGAGCGCAGGCTACCCCAACGCGAAGTGGGACGGGGCGAGCCCGGCGGATACGCAGCGCTACTTCACGCGGCTGTGGGCGCGCATTCGCGCAAAGCTGCACCGGGAGGGGCGGCGCATTTTTGGTATCCGCGTTGCGGAACCCCATCACGACGGTACGCCCCACTGGCACATGTTGATGTTTATGCTGCCGGAAGATGTCGAATGTGTACGCCAGATTATAGGGGACTACGCGCGGGAGGAGGATGCCGCTGAGCTGCAGAGCGAAAGCGCCGCACGGGTGCGCTTTCACGCGGACGCCATCGATCCGCAAAAAGGCAGTGCCACCGGCTATATCGCCAAATACATCTCAAAGAACATCGACGGCTATGCGCTGGATGGCGAAACCGATAATGAAAGCGGCGGGCTGCTAAAGGAGACGGCGTGCGCCGTGTCGGCCTGGGCAGGGCGCTGGCACATTCGCCAGTTTCAGTTCATCGGCGGCGCGCCGGTAACGGTCTACCGCGAGCTGCGTCGACTGACGGACACCGAGGCCGCGCGCGGTCTGAGCGTGGAGTTTGCAGCCGTCCATGACGCGGCGGACGCCGGGGACTGGGCGGGTTACGTCACCGCACAGGGCGGGCCGTTTGTGCGTCGCGATGATTTGCAGGTGCGCACGCTGTATGAACCGCGCGCCGAATTTAACCAGTACGGCGAGGAGACCGTTCGCATCCGCGGCGTGTACGATTCCGCCGTCGGTGCGGGCAGCCCGGTGTTGACCCGGCTCACGCAGTGGAAAATTGTGCCGAAGCGGGCCGTGGACCTTCAGGTTGCGCCTGCACCTCCTCGGAGTTCTGTCATTAACTGTACGGTGAGCGATCCCTCTCAACCCCTTAACCGGCGTGCGCGACGGGCATTAACCGAGCGCATCAAACGCATCCGGCCCGGCGCATCGGCACCCTTTGTCTATGAGCGGGATCCGCAGAACGGGGTTCCGGAGAGGGTGATTGACGAGATCCGGCTCGCCACCGGAATCGCCATCAGCCGGGGAGAGGCCCTGCATCTTATGGCGGGCGGCGTCAGCCGCTTTAACGACAAATGGTGCAGAGGCGCCGCTGACGGTTCGCTCTTTCCGGCAGCGCGTTCTTATCAGGAAAAGGCGCGGAAAATCCTTGAACGTATTGGGCATTTAACGGGCCTGCTCACCCAACGGGAACGCTAATCTCCATCGATATCATGTACATACCGCAAGGCATTCTGATTTTTCGCTTCACTCTTTTTATGAATACGTGCTACTGTATGTTTATACAGTATCTCGTGGTGGAGGTTGTGTGGACAGAGAGTTGAATGAGCAAGTCATGATTGAACGAGTCGAGATGATTGCGCGACTGACGACAGAAGGAACCTGTCAGGAGAGAGATCGTGAGATTGCCCTGAATTTAATTGCTGAGATTGCGAGAGGGAATTTAATCAAAAACAATGCGTTTACCGTTGTTTTCTCGGCATCGCCTGTTCCAGAACGAATCAAAAAAGAAAGCAATGTGCGGGTGAATATCACGCTGGATAAAGATCAGCACGTTGGCCCGTCCATCGTGGCGGCATTCCAGTGCGAACTCACCCGCAGGATTAGGCCCCTGTTCCCGTCAACGCGGGTGACGGTGAAAGAAGGCTCCATGACCGGCGTTGAGCTGCTGGGCGTTGACGGCGAGGCCGAACGCGAAGCGCTGGACACCATTCTCCGCGAAGTCTGGGAAGACGAGAGCTGGCGCTAGCCTCAGCCTCTTATACCGGCACGACGCGCTTCATTCAGATTTTGTGCTCGCCAGGCGGCCGCTCGCGGCTCGCGGACGGCCTGTTGTGTCCGCGATTGTCCATCCGCCAGCGCTAGCGGAAAGGGCGCTGGCTCTGGAAACTCTACCGTACCTGGTAATCCGGATGTTGGAGCGTCTGATGAAGATCTATGCAATGCAGGGCGATACGCTTGATGCCATCTGTGCCCGTTATTACGGGCGCACGGCAGGCGTCGTCGAAACCGTTCTGAAAGCCAATCCTGGCCTCGCTGAGTACGGCGTTGTTCTGCCTCATGGCTGCGAAATAGACATGCCTGAGGTGGATAGCGCACCCAGAAAAGAAACCGTGAACCTATGGGACTGAGTCTGGAGAAAATCACCACGTTTATTGCCTACTGGCTGGCCGTGGCGTTGGCCTGGTTTGGGGCGATGTCTCCTGAGAAAGTCGCGCTCTACGTGGGAAGTCTCTGCGCCATTTTTACCGCGCTGACGAATTACTGGTTTAAGCGAAAAACCTGGCGCTATCTCAAATCGTTAGGCCTCGATAAGAAGAGCATTCGTGAACTCAATCATTAAGCGTTGCAGCATCGCCAGCGTGCTTACGCTGGCGGTGCTCATGCCGGACTTTCGGCTACTGAAAACCTCGCCCGAAGGGCTGGTGCTGATCGCCGATCTCGAAGGGTGTCGTCTGTCGCCCTACCGGTGTAGCGCGGGCGTATGGACGTCAGGCATTGGCCACACGGCCGGTGTCGTGCCGACGAGAGACATTACCGAACGTGACGCGGCGGCGAACCTGATTGCCGACGTCATGAAGGTTGAGAAACGGCTTGCCGCCTGCGCACCGGTGGAGATGCCGCCCCGTGTCTATGATGCGCTGGTCAGTTTTGCCTTTAACGTGGGAACCGGCGCCGCCTGCCGTTCGACGCTGGTGTCGTTGATAAATCGCAAGGAGTGGCCGCAGGCGTGCGGTGAGCTGACCCGCTGGGTGTACGTCAACGGGAACAAAAACGCTGGGCTTGAAAACCGTCGCGCCCGTGAAAAGGCCTGGTGTCTGAAGGAGGGCCGATGAGAACGCTTCTTCTGATGCTGGCCGCGCTGGTGGCCATGACCCTGTGGTATCGACATGACAATCAGAACCTGTCCCGCTCCCTGACCAAAACCAACCAGATCGTCCGCGAACAAAAAAGCGCGATCAACACGCTGAACCAACAGCTTAACGTCTCGCAGCGGCTGGCCAGAGAAAATGAAAACGCGCAGGTCAGGCTCCGCGATGAGCTTGCCGCTGCCGGAGAAACGTTGGCCAGACGCGAAGTGGCCATTGGGAAGTTGATAAATGAAAATGAAGAGTTACGCCGCTGGTATACCGCTCAGCTGCCTGATGCTGTCCGCAGGCTGCACGTCCGCGCCGCCTGCGCCTCCGCCGCACATTGTTTACCACGCTTGCCCGAAGGTGAGCCTCTGCCCGATGCCGGCAAGCGAGCCCACCACTAACGGCGATCTGAGTGCCGATATTCGCAGGCTTGAGCATGCCCTTACTGCCTGCGCGTTGCAGGTTGAAACCATTAAAGACTGTCAGGATACACGCGATGCACAAACTCAAGAGCCTGCGTCAGGCCTTAATTGACGCTGTTCCACAACTGCGCGCAAACCCGGAGCGCCTGGCGATGTCCGTCGGGAGCGGGAATATCGATGCACGCCTGGCGTCCTCGCTCTCGTTTGAAAAGAAATATGAGCTGAAGGCGAAAGTCAGCGGTTTTTCCGGCGACAGCGAGGGCATTTTTGTTCCGGTGCTGGCCTGGCTTCGGGAAAACCAGCCGGACATGTTTACCCTCGAACAGGGGCAAAAAAATGGCTTTCTCTTTCAGGTCGCCTTAAATGACGATGAAACGGCAGAGATCGGCTTTAGCCTGCAGCTGACCGAGCGCATTCTGGTTGCCCAGGAGGAGGGGACCTTGCTCGCCACCTATTCCCCGGAGCCGCCGCTGCCGGAACCCGTCACGCGCCCGATTGAGCTGTACATCAACGGTGAGCTGGTGAGCCGCTGGGAGGTGTGACTGCGCTGATGGCCAGCCCGCAGCCCTGTTGGCTGGCCAGTCGGCAATACTGCTTGTTGTTTCATCCCGCATCAAACCCCGTCTCGTTGCTGCCGATCGCCCTGCACGGCATTCTCTTCTTATGAATACATTAACCTCCATACACGGCATCGCTCGCGCGATCCGCAATCTTATTCGTGTCGGTGTTGTGACCGATGTTGACCTCAAAAGAGGGCTCTGTCGCGTCCAGTCCGGTGGGATGAACACCACCTGGCTGAACTGGATGACCTGCCGCGCTGGCCGTTCGCGCGTGTGGTGGGCACCGTCCGAGGGCGAACAGGTACTGCTGCTGGCCATCGGCGGAGAGCTGGATACCGCCTTTGTGTTGCCGGGCATTTTCTCTGACGAGCATCCGGCACCGTCGACGTCACCCGATGCGCTTTACGTTAGCTTTCCCGACGGGGCGGTTATCGAGTACGAGCCCGGGAGCGGGGCGCTGACGGCAACCGGCATCAAAACGGCAGCCATCACCGCATCGGAATCACTGAGCGCGACCGTACCGGTGGTGCTCGTGAAATCCGCGACCCGCATCACGCTTGATACACCCGAAGTAGTGTGTACCAACAAGTTAATTACCGCCTCGCTTGAGGTGCAAAAGGGCGGGGTGATGGCCGGAAATATCCAACACTCCGGCGGTCAATTCACCTCCAATGGGGTACAGGTGGACAACCATGCCCACGGCAGTGTGCAAAGCGGCGGAAGCTGGACTAAGGGGACACAATGACGGTGCGCTACACGGGAATGAACAGTCAAACCGGGCTCAGCATTTCAGAAGCTGAACATATCAGGCAAAGCGTGCGCGACATTCTGGTTACGCCCGTTGGCTCGCGGGTCATGCGTCGTGAGTACGGCTCCTTGCTGGCGGCGATGATCGACCGGCCCCAGAGTCCGGCGCTGCGCCTGCAAATTATGGCCGCCTGTTACTCCGCGATCCAGAAGTGGGAACCGCGGATGACCCTGACGGCAATCGCGTTCGAACGCTCGGAGAATGACGGGACGTTGTATGTCGATATCACCGGCACGCGACCAACGTCCGATCGCTCCTTTTCTATCACCATTTCACTGAGTTAAACCCTATGGCTATTGTTGATCTGAGCCAGCTCGCCGCGCCTGATGTCGTGGAGGAGGTGGATTATGAGACGCTGCTGGCAGAACGTAAGGCCACCTTTGTCTCGCTCTATCCTGAGGCGGAGCAAGAGGCGATCGCACGCACGCTGACGCTGGAGTCAGAGCCGATTGTGAAGCTCCTGCAGGAAAACGCGTATCGGGAAGTTATCTGGCGTCAGCGCGTAAATGAGGCCGCGCGAGCGGTCATGCTGGCCTACGCCGCGGGCAGCGATCTCGACCAGATTGGGGCAAACGCTAATCTTCAGCGTCTGGTGATTACGCCCGCCGACGACACCACGTTCCCGCCCACGCCAGCGGTCATGGAATCCGATACCGACTTTCGTCTGCGGATCCAGCAGGCGCCGGAAGGGCTAAGCGTGGCCGGTTCGACGGGCGCTTATCAGTTCCATGGCCGCAGCGCGGATGGGCGGGTGGCGGACATTTCCGTGATTAGCCCCCAGCCTGCGAACGTCACGGTTTCCGTGCTCTCCCGGGAGAATAACGGCGTGGCGTCCGAAGCGCTGCTCACCGCCGTTCGCAATGCGCTGAACGATGAGGATGTCAGGCCTGTCGCCGACCGCGTGACCGTCCAGTCAGCCAACATTGTCGACTACAGCATTGTGGCCTCGCTGTTCTTATTCCCTGGCCCTGAAAGTGAACCCGTGCTCAACGCGGCCAGAGCCCGGCTGCAGGCCTATATCACGGCACAGCACCGGCTGGGGCGCGATATCCGCAAGTCTGCTATTTACGCCGCACTTCATGTGGAAGGGGTGCAGCGCGTGGAGCTGACGGCGCCGGCAGCCGATATCGTGCTCGATGAGACGCAGGCCTCATGGTGCAGCCAGTACAGCGTGACCGTAGGGGGGAACGATGAGTGATACCCGTCTTCTGCCGGTTGGTTCGTCGCCTCTTGAGGTGGCGGCCGCGCGCGCCTGCGCGGAGATCGAAAAAACGCCGGTGCCGCTGCGCCATCTCTGGAGCGCAGATACCTGCCCGGCAAACTTGCTGCCGTGGCTGGCCTGGGCGTTCTCGGTCGACCGCTGGGATGAGAACTGGCCGGAGGCCACCAAGCGTGACGTGATCCGCGCGGCGTGGTTTATCCATGCCCACAAGGGAACGATAGGCGCCGTGCGTCGCGTAGTGGAGCCGCTGGGTTATCTGATTAACGTCACCGAGTGGTGGCAAACCAACGATCCGCCCGGCACCTTCCGCCTTGATATCGGCGTGTTAGACACGGGCATCACCGAGGAAATGTATTACGAGATGGAGAGGCTTATTGCTGATGCAAAGCCTGCCAGCCGTCACCTTATCGGCCTGAATATCATCCAGGACATCCCGGGTTATCTCTATACCGGCGCCCTGAGCTATGACGGCGACATCATCACGGTTTACCCCGGATAAGCGAGAGCACAATGACAGTGAAATATAAAACGGTTATCACCAAAGCCGGTGCGGAAAAACTGGCTGCAGCAACCGTCCCGAACGGGAAGAAAGTGAACTTTACAGCGATGGCGGTCGGCGACGGTGGCGGAGCGTTGCCGGTGCCTGATGCCAGCCAGACAAAGCTGGTGAAGGAAGTCTGGCGCCACGCGCTGAATAAAATCAGCCAGGACAAGAAGAACAAAAACTACGTTGTGGCAGAGCTGCTGATCCCGCCTGAGGTTGGCGGTTTCTGGATGCGCGAGATGGGGCTGTATGACGATGCCGGAACGCTGATTGCCGTCGGGAACATGGCTGAAAGCTATAAACCCACGCTGGTGGAGGGCTCGGGGCGCGCGCAGACGTTGCGCATGGTCATCATGGTCAGCGATATCGCGTCCGTTGAGCTGACGATTGACACCTCAACGGTAATGGCGACGCAGGATTACGTTGACGGGAAGCTCGCGGAGCACGAGCAGTCGCGCCGCCATCCGGACGCGACCCTTGTTGCGAAGGGCTTTACACAGCTCAGCAGCGCCATTGATAGCGCCTCCGAAGTGCTCGCTGCAACGCCGAAAGCGGTGAAGGCGGCGTACGACCTGGCGAAAGGGAAATACGCGGCTCAGGACGCCACCACGGCGCAAAAGGGGATTGTCCAGCTTAGCAGCGCGACTGACAGTGTGTCTGAGGTGCAGGCGGCGACGCCGAAGGCGGTGAAGACGGCGTACGATCTGGCAAACGCCAAGTACACCGCGGTGGATGCCACTACGGCGCGCAAGGGGCTCGTTCAGCTCAGCAGCGCGATCGATAGTGCGTCTGAAACTCTCGCAGCGACGTTGAAAGCAGTTAAGGCTGCCAATGACAACGCTAATGGGCGCGTGCCGACCGAGCGTAAGGTAAACGGTCGGGCATTGACGAATGATATCGATGTAACCTCTCAGGATATTTTTAACAGTCAAGCTATCGGACTTTCGACAGAGGATTTGGATACGCTGAAAACGCCGGGAATTTATTATCAGCCAGCGAACGCCAATACCTCTGCCGCAAGGCACTATCCAGAAAATAACGCCGGGACGCTGCTTATCTATAAAAATGCTGGTGTCACGCAGGTTTTCCGCGTTTACAACAGTTCCCGTAGTTATACACGTAGCCAGTATTCTACGGGGGCATGGACTGTCTGGACGCCAGATGATGCGTTTCCTGTTGGCGCGCCAATTGCGTGGCCGTCGGACGTAGCGCCAGTCGGGTATGCCATTATGGCGGGACAAACCTTCGATAAATCGGCTTATCCCCTTCTGGCTTCGGCCTATCCGTCAGGTGTAATCCCGGATATGCGCGGATGGACGATTAAGGGGAAACCCGCAAGCGGTCGCGCAGTGCTGTCACAGGAGCAGGACGGAATAAAGTCGCACACTCACGGGGCATCTGCTTCATCAACCGATCTTGGGACGAAAAATACCAGCGCATTTGATTACGGGACGAAAACGACCAGTGCCTTTGATTATGGAACAAAGACATCAAACAGCACCGGTGCGCATACACACAGCATTTCCGGTACGGCCGAATCCGCAGGCGACCACAGCCACGCTCAGCGAGCATGGCGTGATGGCGGCGGCGGGAATGGCGTTTATATTGATCGAAATGTCTACAACAAAGCTGGCTATGCTGATACGTCCTCTTATACCGTCAATGCAGGAGCGCATACTCACAGTGTAAGCGGAACAGCGGCTAGCGCTGGCGCGCATGCGCATACGGTCACCGTAGGTGCCCACACGCATTCGGTGGCTGTAGGGTCGCACACTCACTCAGTTGTAATAGGGGCACACACCCACACCATCACCATTGCCAATGCCGGTAACGCAGAGAACACCATTAAAAATATTGCTTATAACTACATTGTGAGGCTTGCATAATGGCTTTTAAATTTTCAGGTAAAGACCGCACTATCCGAATTTATAACCTCTGCGTAGACACCAGAGAGTTTATTGGCGCGGGTGATGTCTACATACCAGCTAATACAGGTCTTCCGGCGGACTGCACCAATGTTGCGCCACCCAACACGCCAGAAGGAAAAGTCGCCGTATTTAACGGAACGAAGTGGGAGCTAATCGAGGACTTTAGAAATCAAACGCTCTACAGCAAAGAAACGGGCGAGCGCGTGTACATCACCAGGCTCGGGGCTTTGCCTGCAGATGTAACGACAATAGCCCCTGACGGAAACTATATGCGCTGGGATGGCGAAGGTTGGGAGAAAGACATGGAAGCAGAACGCACCGCAGCGGTGTCATTTGCCGAAAGTGAAAAAAAACGGCTGATGCAGGAAGCTACGCTTACCATTGAAACATTACAGGATGCAATAGTTTTAGGGGCGGCGACCGAGAACGAGGTCAGCATGTTGGCGGCGTGGAAAAAGTACCGTGTTTGCCTTAGCCGAGTTTCACCCAATGTCGCACCGAAGATTGAATGGCCTGTACTACCGATGTGACAGACTACTGAAAAGATAAAAAACCGCCTATAGAGGGCTTAATCGTAAGGATATTCTTCATGGCCCTCTTCTCTTCCATCACCGATAAATAACCTTAGCCAGCAAAGGCCGAATGGATACCATGCAGTCACTTCCCCAGTGATGCACAATCAAAGAAACATTGTTACTGCCTCGTTAATGGCGCAACGATAACTACAATAGCGCTACATGTTAGCAGCGTTCAATTTAACCAAATTGGACGCTCAAACCGATCAATTTCCCCTGTTAATAAACTCAACCGCTAACTGTGCGTTGTGCTGTTTTCTCTCCAACGTCATTACGTTTCATACCTCCTCCGCTCAAGAGAAAATAGCCTCACCACTAAACCACGGAGTTAAACAGATGGGCGACTATCACCACGGCGTGGAAGTCATCGAAATCAACGATGGCACGCGCACCATTTCCACCGTCTCGACGGCAATCATCGGTATGGTCTGTACGGCCAGCGATGCTGACGAACAGACATTCCCGCTTAACGAGCCTGTGCTCATTACCAATGTGCAATCCGCCATTGCGAAAGCCGGTAAACAGGGGACGCTGTCCGCTTCCCTTCAGGCTATCGCCGACCAGTGCAAGCCGGTCGTTGTGGTTGTCCGCGTTGCTGAAGGTATCGACGACCCGGAAAACCCTGAAGCCGCACAGAAAGAGACTATCTCTAACATCATCGGTACCACCGACGAAAACGGTAAATACACCGGCCTGAAGGCGCTTCTGACCGCAAAAACCGTCACCGGTGTTAAGCCGCGTATTCTCGGCGTTCCGGGGCTGGATTCGCTGGAAGTGGCCACCGCGCTGGCCGCGACGTGCCAGAGCCTGCGTGCGTTTGGCTATGTCAGCGCATGGGGCTGTAAAACCATTCCTGAGGCGATCGCCTACCGCAAAAACTTTAGCCAGCGTGAGCTGATGGTCATCCATCCGGACTTCCTGGCGTGGGATACCGCGACGAACGCCACTAAAATGGCCTGGGCAACCGCGCGCGCGCTTGGCCTGCGCGCCAAAATCGACCAGACCACCGGCTGGCATAAAACCCTGTCAAACGTGGGCGTCAACGGCGTCACCGGCGTGAGCGCTTCCGTATCCTGGGATCTGCAGGAACAGGCCACCGATGCCAACCTGCTTAACCAGGCTGGCGTGACGACGCTGATTCGCAATGACGGTTTCAAATTCTGGGGCAACCGCACCTGCTCTGACGACCCGTTATTCCTGTTTGAAAACTACACCCGTACCGCGCAGGTACTGGCCGACACCATGGCGGAAGCGCACGCATGGGCAATGGATAAGCCCATTACCCCAACGCTGATTCGCGACATCATTTCCGGCATTAACGCCAAATTCCGCGAACTGAAAACCAACGGCTACATCGTTGACGGCTCCTGCTGGTATGACCCGGAATCCAATGACGTGTCGACCCTGAAAGCGGGGAAACTGTATATCGATTACGACTACACCCCTGTTCCGCCGCTGGAGAATCTGACCCTGCGCCAGCGCATCACCGATACCTATCTGGCCGATCTGTCAGATTCGGTTAACAGCTAAGGAGCTGAAGCATGGCGTTACCACGCAAACTTAAATATCTGAATATGTTCAACGACGGCCTGAGCTACATGGGCGTGGTTGAGTCCGTCACCTTACCGAAGCTGACCCGCAAGCTGGAGAAGTATCGCGGCGGCGGTATGCCGGGCTCGGTCTCCGTCGACCTCGGCCTGGACGATGATGCCCTGGCGCTGGAGTGGACCATCGGCGGTCTCCCTGACGTCGCGCTGTGGGCGCAGTATGCCTCTCCGGGCGCGGACAGCGTGCCGCTGCGTTTTACAGGCTCTTTCCAGCGTGACGACACCGGTGAAATCTCAGCGGTCGAGATTGTGATGCGCGGCCGTCACAAAGAGTTTGACGGTGGTGAGAACAAGCAGGGTGAAAGCGGCACCACTAAGATGTCGACCGAGTGTGCTTATTACCAGCTCACCATTGATGGCAAAGAGGTCATCGAGATTGACATCATCAACATGGTGCTGAAAGTCGACGGTGTCGATCGTCTGGCGGAACATCGTAAGGCCATCGGCCTGTAACTTCTTAACCGGCCAGAATTGCTGGCCGGTTACTCCCCTTTTTTTGAGAGTAACGAGATGGAAAATATCAACGAAAGCGAAAATCCTCACACCGTCATGCTTGATAGCCCCGTTCTGCGCGGTGAACAAAAAATCGAAAAAGTGACCGTCGTCAAACCCAATGCCGGCACCCTGCGTGGCGTCTCGCTGGCGTCGCTGGCGCAATCCGATGTGGATGCCCTGATTAAGGTACTGCCACGGATGACCTCTCCCGCATTAACCGAGCATGAGATTGCGCGTCTGGATGCCTCCGACCTTCTCTCTTTTGCCGGTAAGGTGGTCGGTTTTTTGTCACCGACTTCGGCTCGCTGAAATTTCCTGAAAACCTGTCGGTCGACGACCTGATGGCGGATATCGCGGTGATCTTTCACTGGCCGCTGTCAGAACTGTACTCCCTGAGCGTGACCGAACTCCTTATATGGCGCGAAAAGGCGCTGCAGCGAAGCGGAAACCACCATGAGCAATAATGTCAGACTTCAGGAGCTGCTGAGTGCCGTTGACCGGGCCACCCGACCGCTCAAGGCTATCCAACATGCCGGCCTCTCTCTCGAGGGCGAGATCCTTGATTCGCAGGCGGCGCTGCGCGCGCTCGATGAGCAGGCGGGGCGTATTGACGGCTTCAGGAAAGCAAACGCCCGGCTCGCCATGACGGAACAGTCGCTTGACCAGGCCGGACAGCAGGCCGCGGCCCTGGCGGTGCAATTTAAGAACACGCAAAACCCCACCCAGGCGCAGGCAGATGCGCTGTCCGCTGCCCGAAAATCAGCAGCCGACCTTAAGCTCGAGTACAACAACCTGCGCTACGCGGTACAACGCCAGCGCACTGAACTCGCTCAGGCGGGAATAAATACGCGCACGCTCTCGTCGGACGAGCGTCGTTTACGCACCCACATCAGCGAAAAAACGCAGCAGCTTAATCGACAGCGTGATGCGCTGGCCCGCGTCAATCAGCAGCAGGAGCGGCTTAATACCGTTCAGACTCGCTACGAGTCAGGCAAACGCGTGGCCTCGCGGGTGCATCAGTTGGCTAATGCGGGCGTGGGTATGGCAAAGGCAGGTTTTGACCAGACGTCCCGGTTTATGGCCCCTGGCATCAGTTTTGAGAAGCAGATGTCATCCATTCAGGCGAACCTTGGTCTGGCGAAGGGCGACGCCCGGCTTGAGGCCATCCGACAGCAGGCGCGGGAGGTCAGCGCCAGCACCGGCGTCCCTGTCGATACGATCGCGCTGGCGCAGCGCGAGCTGGCCCAATCCGGTTTTGACGCTGATGGGTTGCTTGCGGCCACCGCGCCAGCGGTCAACCTTAGCCTGGCGGGGAATGTCGACGCGGCAAGAGCGGCCGATATGATCGCCAGTACGCAGGCCGCGTATGGTCTGGCCGATCAGGATGCGGGGCGCATCGCAGACGTTCTGACGCGCGGTTTTACCTCTTCGAAAACCAGCCTCGCTGAGATGCAGGACGCCGTCACCTCCGCTGCGCCCGCTGCGGAGGCTTCCGGTCTGGGGCTTGAAGAGACCACCGCGCTGCTCGGCGTCCTGGCGGAAAAAGGGATGAAAGGTGCCGCCGCCGGGGACGCACTCAGCGCGATGCTGCGCCATGTTCAGACTCCGGATGCGATAAAAGCCGCAGGGGTGCTGGCTTCCGCGGCGGGTGATGGATCGCTTAATGAAAAACGTCAGCAGTTGCAGGGGGCGAAGGGCAGTGCCGCGCTCGCGGCTTCCGTACAGACCGATAATCTTGACGGCGATATCAACCGGTTCCAGGCCGCGTGGAGCGGGTTAAAGATAGATGTATTTGATAACGCGGACGGTACCCTGCGCACCCTGATCGCCACCGCAACCGGGTGGCTCGGTACGCTCTCTCTCTGGGCGAACGCTAACCCTGAGCTGACGCAAGTTCTGGTCGGCGTCGTTATCGGCGCGCAGGCGTTTGCAGGCGTACTGGGCGGGTTAGGCATGGTCGTCGCGCCGGTTTTGTCTGGCCTGAATATGATCATCACTGCGGCAGGAATGTTGGGTATGGGATTCAGCGTGGTGGGGGGCACCATCATGACGGTGCTGGGAGCCCTTAGCTGGCCGGTTATTGCCCTTGGCGCGGCGATTGCCGCCGGTGCCTTGCTGATCTTTAAATACTGGGAGCCCATCAGCGCCTTCTTTGGCGGCGTGATTGAGGGGCTTTCTGCGGCCTTCGCGCCGCTGGGCGAGCTGTTCTCCCCGCTGTTAAAGGCGTTTGATTTCATCGCAGAAAAACTGAGCGGGATCTGGCAATGGTTCACCGAGCTGATTGCGCCGATCAAGGCGACGCAGGAAACGCTCGACAGCTGCAAAAATGTTGGCGTGGCGTTCGGTCAGGCGCTGGGAAATGCGCTAATGGCTCCGCTTGATCTCTTTAACAGCCTGAGCGGCAAGGCCAGCTGGCTGCTGGAGAAACTCGGCGTCATAAAAAAAGAGTCGGGCAATATCGACCCGGTCGTGCCGAAAGAGGGTACCTCCTCTGCTGACGCTGGCAGTGCATGGGACCCGGCGTCACCGGTTTACGGCGGCTTCATGGGATACCAGCCAACGGCTGCCGCGGGAGGGCGTTCATACGTCGATCAGAGCAAAAGCGAATACAACATTACGCTGCAGGGAAGCGTGGCCTCCGGAACGGATCTGACTCGTCAAATCCAGGAGGCAATAGAGAACAGTGAACGTGAGAAAGCAAGAAAGCAGCAAACCAGCTTTACGTACGGTTGAGGAGAGAGAAAATGTTAATGGTGCTGGGTCTGTTTGTCTTTGAACGACGAACCTTACCGTATCAGACAATGCAGTTTACAAAGGGCTATCGTTGGGCATCCAACGATCGCATCGGGAAGCCTAAAGCCTGGCAGTATCTTGGCGAAGGTGAGACCTCCTTCAGCCTGTCCGGATTACTTTACCCGGAGCTCACGGGAGGGCGGCTTTCTCTTAAGTCGCTTGAGCTGATGGCAAATGAAGGGCGGGCATGGCCGCTGATAGACGGCACCGGCATCATTCACGGCATGTTTATCATTGAGAAAGTCACGCATACGCATTCGGATTTTTACAGTGATGGCACTGCGCGAAAAATTAATTTTACGCTGGAGCTGAAACGCGTGGACGAATCGCTAATGGCGATGTTTGGCGACCTGAGAACGCAGGCTGAAGAGCTGGTGACGAGCGCACGCAATAGCATTGGAGGGCTGGTGGGATGATCACCGAAATGAATATCCGGGCGGGTGGGAAAATCGCCCCTGATTTTATGCTCAAGCTTGACGATCGTGATATCACGCAAAACGTCAGTCCTCGTCTTATCAGCTTATCCATGACCGACAAACGCGGGCTGGAAGCCGATCAGCTGGATATTCAACTCGATGATTCCGACGGACTGCTAGATTTGCCTGCCCGGGGGGCTACGCTCTCGTTATGGCTGGGATGGGAGGGCGCCCCACTCCTACAAAAAGGGAACTTCACGATCGATACGATTGAATTTCAGGGCGCACCGGACAAGCTGACCATTCGGGGATGCAGCGCGGATTTCCGCGGGAAGCTAAACGTGCGGCGCGAGCAGTCGTGGCATGACACGACGATCGGCGCGATCGTTAATACTATCGCACAGCGTAACCAGTTGACCGCTAGCGTCGCGGCGGGACTTTCGTCTATCACCATTTCGCATATCGATCAGTCTCAGGAGACAGACGCGGCGTTTCTCACCCGCCTGGCCGAACGCAACGGCGCATTTGTTTCAATCAAAGCCGGCAAGGTTATTTTTATGAAGGCGGGCCAGGCCGTGACGGCCAGCGGCAAAACGATTCCCTTAATGGTGATTGAACGTGGGGATGGCGACCGGCATCTTTTTTCCGTCGCCGATCGTGAAAACTATTCTGGCGTGACGGCCAAATGGCTGCAAACGCGCGATCCTAAAAAACAAAATCCTCAATTGAGGATTAATCGATTGCCTGAGGGGCAGGTGCCAGAGGCATTAATGCACCCGGATGCCGCCGCGCCGACAGCGGGAGCAGTAGACAAGGCGCAGAAGCCGCAGGAGATGCTGGTGGGATCGGCGGAGAACGTGTTTGAGCTCACTACGGTCTACGCCTCTGAAGAGCAGGCGCTCAGAGCTGCAGAGGCAAAGTGGCGTGTGCTCCAGCGGGGGACCGTGAAATTTTCCATCCAGCTGGCGCTGGGGCGAGCCGATCTGTTTCCCGAAACGCCGGTGCTTGTAAACGGTTTTAAACGCGTCATTGACGAGCAGGCGTGGATCATCAGCGAGGTGGTTCATACCCTCAGCGAAAGCGGATTTACCACCAGGCTTAACCTCGAGTTGAACGCCACCGACGAAAAATTTTCTGTCGACAGTGAGTAATTGATTTGCCTTTACGTTGTTTTTGAGTATTATTAATTCACAAAATGTGAATTAAACGGAGGGGTACATGTTTCATTGTCCTAAGTGCAAGCATTCCGCGCATGCGCGTACCAGTCGCTATTTAAGTGAAAACACCAAAGAGCGCTATCACCAGTGCACCAATGTTGACTGCAGCTGTACGTTCGTGACGATGGAGTCCGTGGAGCGTCTGATCGCAACCCCTGGAGACGCTGGGAATGCGCGAACGGCTTCGCTGGCTCACGGTTAGCGGCTTCGCTTCCGGCCGTTGAAAAAAACCAATAAAAAAGCCACTCGTTAGAGTGGCTTAATAATTTGATTCTACAATTAAAATTTGGTGGCCCCTGCTGGACTTGAACCAGCGACCAAGCGATTATGAGAACCATTACAGCCTAAGCAAAAACAATTACTTAATTTAAAATCAATAAGTTAAAGACCCAATATCCACCAATATTAGCCAATAATCTGAAGTTTGCGCGACACTTTTGCGACACTATAGATACTGCATTGCACGTGCAGGGATGAGTCTCTCTATCCTGAGGCGTTCAAATCCTTCTAACTTCATCGCTTCGATTTTTAGTGTGACAATTACTGAGCGCAACCATTCTTTTTCACTAGCCAAAATATTTTTGGCAATGCCATTAGTATATCTATTTATTAGAATGTTTCTAATTCTGTCCCAGTCATTATAGGGTTTGCACAGCCATGTAAGTACGAAATCTTCAGGAGGTATGGTAGATAATATGTCAATTCTGGAATATTTTCCTAAAGTCGAACCTTCACCGATTAAAAGTAATTTGAACTCATTTAAATTATCATTTAAAGCCTGCATTATCTCCCTTGAAAATTCAGGGTAGTTATTAATTAATGCTTCCTTACGCTTTATTTTGATGTATTTTCTAATTTCATTAATATGTTGACTGTAAACTTCATATAACCAAAATCCGTGGCCGTGTGCACTCGACTCTAAAAAGCTATCAAATATACTTTCATTTGGATTATCAAATGGTAATTTATTGTTGTTAACAAGGTCATCTATGTATTTTTTGCAATCATTAAGAGTTTCCTCTAAGGACTTATCAATTACATTGATATATGACATTAAAAACATCAAGTGAAACATATGAAGCATAGTCCCGGTTTCAGTCACCTCTCTATTTTCAAATTGTTTAAGCATCTCGACTTTAGAATTGTTAACAACTTCATCATCCAAATAATCGAAACTTTGGATTTTCAGCCAAGCTGGCACTTCGATATTTGCTTTTTCTTGAAAATATCTTGATTGTTTGATTTTGTCTCTTATTTTACTTTTTGGATATATGCCTTCAACAAGCATCAAATAAATAAGCTCATCATTGAGGATTCCACCCGAAAAAATCTCTTGAGAATAACTTGAAAATAATCTTTTCAATCTTTTCTCTTTCGGGTCTGCTTCTTCATTTTCTTCATCGCCAGCTTCTAAACTTGGTAGTGAGTAGCTGTGATTATGGAATTCATTTTGTAAGCTCATAAGTTCAACAGAAAGGATATTACCTAGTCTGTACTCAATATTCAATGTTGAAAATGTATTAAATAATTCCTGCATAGCCTCATCGTTTTTGATTTTAATATATGTAAGGCAAGAGGTTAATCTTTCACAGTCCTTAATAACATGTCGAAGTATTCGCAGTGATTGGCACTGTGATTTTTTAAATGCAGAAACTATGAATGATTTGATATTGTTATGATGTTTTAATCTGACGGTTTCGGAAAAGAAACTATCGGCAGCAGAATCCACTTGAGGTTTTATTTTGATTGTATGACCAATTATTTTTTCTTTTGTAGTTATGAATTCTGATTCTACTTCTGAGTCGTGAGCAATTACAAGTACGCGACATTTATGATGTTCGGTGTATTTGTTTATAGCGCCAAGAATATCTTTTAATTTTACTGAGCATCTTTCAAGATCATCAAAAACTATGATTTTTGTATTATCTACTTTCTCCTTTATAAAGGCATCGGCAAGGCTACTAATAATATTTCCTGCTCCAAACGTTATATCATTCCATTCTGCGGTGGAATCTTTAACAGCTGTAGCAGATTTTTTTAAAAAATTTCTTGTTGGATACATTTCTGCGAAGACATTAGCGTATATCTCACTTGTGGAACTCAAGCCAAATAAACTGACATAGCATACTTTTTCTTTAGGCAATGAATTCATCACTTGATAAGTTTTACCTATTCCCCAATCCCCTGTTATGAGAACGGCGTAACTTGGTTCAGCTTGTTCAATGTAATAGTCAAGATACCTTTTTAAGCTTTCATCGATCAT